TCAAATGGATACATTCAATCCTATGATGGAAGAAGCAGGTATCCCTCTTGACCGTTACAAATATAGAATGCATTGGAGTGAAGCTGTAAAAGAACACGGACTAATACTTAATAATAGAAGTGGTGTTGTAGATTGGGTTGGAATAGAAGAAACTAACATTACATCTCTCAAGGGTAAACCGTGTCACTATCCGTTCTACAAAATGTTTGTAGATTGGAACGGAGATGTTCTATTCTGTTCAAACGATTGGGGTAGAGAACACGTAGTAGGTAATTTACTTTCACAGTCATTGTATGATGTGTGGTTCTCTAAACCTATGACAAGAATTAGAAAGAAACTTATGAAGGGAGATAGAAGTATGTCCCCTTGTAATAAGTGTAGTGTAGATGGTTCACTATTTGGAAAACCATCATTTGATATTGTGACAAAACATTATGATGACCTTCAACAAGCCAGACGTTCAAATAAGACAACTTAGTATCGAAGAGATACAAGAAGTATACAATGGTTTTAATTTTGAAAAGAAAATAAAAGACCCCGATTGGGAAAACTTTTTTCCGTGGGGAATCGAAGAACGTATCGAAACAGAAACAGGTGTAAAGATTCTCTTTGCATATCCTAAGGACGTGTTGAACCATTTGGTTCGTGGACGTAGTCAATCTATATACAAGAAAGAACCATGGACTACTCTATGGTTACAAAACGTTATTGAGAAGGATAGTGTCTTCTATGACATAGGTGCAAACTGTGGTCAGTATAGTTTGTATGCATCTCAGTTAGGTTGTGACAGTATCTATGCATTTGAACCTCATGTAAGAAACTTTGGTTTCCTTGTAGACAACATTGTGATGAATGATTGCAGTAATGTAATTTTTCCAATGAACGTACCAGTGTCAGATGAAGTGTCGTATAAGATATGGAATCAAGGTATGAGAGGTGGAGAAGGTGTATCCAGTGAGATAACTTCTAAAAATAAATCAGTCAAGACAAGACTAGTACAAGAGACACTAGATAATTTAGTTTACAAACACGGACTACAATCACCCACTATTTTAAAGATAGATGTAGACGGAACAAATGATACGTCAATTATTGACGGTGGATGGAAGTGTATAGGTGCAAGTGTAAAACACATCATGATTGAAGTGTTTAAAGATAATCCTAGATTCGAAGTTGCAAAAGAATTGTTAACTGGTATGGGATTTAAAATTAACCACGAAATGACAGACTCTGTTTATGAGTATAGACAGAACTCAAATAGAGGTGGTCAAACGGAGATATTTTTCGAAAGATGATAGTAGGAATAACAGGTAAAGAAGACAGAGGATTATCAAGTATAATCGGTAAGACACTTATGGAAACACCCCACAAGGGTGAGACCATTACAGTGAAGTATATGCACACTGATGATATTATTATGAACGGAGTAGGGGCATGGGTGTTTGACGAAAGTAACCCAAACCACTTAGACGTACTAATTAATAATGCACATCAAGATTTTGACCAAACAAATATTGTAGATATTGTATACAATTCAAGTTGGAGACATGACCCTAGTAAATACTTAATCAACATTGGTAGTCGTGCATCACAACCAAACATATCTAAGGGATACCTCTATGCGGCACAGAAAGCCTCTCTAACACATTTTTGTAATAACTTGACATACAACTCAGATAAAAAGTTTAAGATGTCTACAGTCAATCTAGGACTCCTGAATCACAATGATTTACCTAGTCTTAGACAACAAGACATTGCTGGTATGATTTACCATTTAGTTACATCATATCCATCAATAGAGATACCCGAAATTACAATACAAGCACATGCAAACTATAGTGATGTGCAAAGTGATAAAGCAATGTTATTAGACTTGGAAAGGAATGGACTTCTTAAATAAAAAATATACACACACCCGACAAGCTAGCAATGAAGACGAATGGTGTTGTAGGGTTCCGTGGAAAGAGACAAACCTGATGGGTATGAGAGAATCACCAAGTGTGTTGTTTTCCTTTATCATAAACAATGATGACCACTTATGTGTCTTCACACATGACGAATGGTATATTCATGAAGATTTATTTAACCCTAGAGAAAACTGGAAAATGACTTTTGGTCTTTGGGATAACACTAAACAGATGTTTAGTATAGATAATTTTCATGCAGAACCGATGGGATTATATGTACCCAAGAAACCCTTACGAAATTTAGGTTATGTAGTAGGTGATAGTCTTAATATGACTTATCATACTGATACTATAAATAATGAGAGAAATCTCAAGATATGGAGAAAAGAAATATGATAGAAATATACGGTAAACCAAGTTGTCCTTTCTGTGACAAAGCAAAGAGTCTTTGTGAGAGAGAAGGATATTCTTACGAATACAAATCGTTAGGACAAGACTATACAACTGAACAGTTGTTTGAGGTATTTCCAACTGCAAGAACATTTCCACAAATACGTGTGGATGATATAAATATAGGTGGATACACAGAACTTGCCGCATGGCATCAAGGACGTGTTGGAGCAATAGATGTATAATGGATGATTTTAATTACAACGATTTTGGTTTTACTGCAGTAGACAGTGATGACCTTATAAAGTTAGATGAGAAAGTTAGTAAGACAGCTGCATCTAGTGAAGAGAACCAAGAACTAGTAGATGTATTATCTACAAAGTTAACTAAACTGGATGAGTTTATTAGACCACTTCTTGAAAACCTTGCAAAGGATTCAGACAAGGATTATATCTATTGGCCAAACAGAATCGACATAGTTCGTAAACAAATAGATTATCTAAATAGTATCATAGAGGGATAACATATGGCAATTACATTTACAGAAAAACTTTACCCGTTAGTCAACCAAAGCGTAGAAGGACTAAAGGTTAATATAGATAATGAAATCTTTAATGATGATGGGAACATGAAATTCAACGATTGGAGTGTTCTTTCATTAAAACCAGGCTACTTTACTAATACAGTTATAAACAATAACTTAGTAAGTGTAAATACTGTTCAAGAAGATGACCATGTAAAAATTAATCATGTCTTTGCAGACGGTGGTGAGTTTATGTTGAAACATTGTCTAATGACTGGTTGGCATAACCAAAATATGCCTGATGATGTCGAAATAGTAGATGTATCTTCAAACTACACATGGTTTGATTCAGAGCAATCTCTTAGTATTCAAATGTATAACATCGATGAATCAGCAGGTGACCATGTCAGTGGAAACTCTCGTGGTATGGTTGAAATGGGTGAGTACATGCATACAAGAAGAAATATGCAAATTGAAGTTAGTGATGTAAACAATGCACACTACCAAGAATGGTTAACTCATTACAAAGCTGCAATCACAGCAGGTAAGTGTTCTAAATCTCTCCTACACGAATCAGACCCCGACCATGCAAATGACGCTCCATGGGCATATGATGTAGACATTGCATCTTTGTTTGAAACGATGCGTGAAGAAGCACCAACAGAATAATTTAATTTATTTTCAAAAACCCCTTTACAATAGACTGCATAATTTAGTATTATACAATCTATGAAAACAAAATATATAATTAAACTCGGTCAAGATATGATTGACCAACTAGAATATCACGGACTCTTCTCTGAGGACGATACTAAATGGAATGATTCAGTCGTACTAGGAAACAAACTTGTTTCTATTGGTATGCCGTGGGGTCTCCAAAGTATAAATGATTTAACCCAAAATGAAAAAGACATAGTCATGGAGTATCTTGAGATGAGACGTATCGAACGTCAAATCAATGAAGAATTATCACTCTGAGACTTGACAATGGGTCTCACTTTTTAGTATACTATAAGAATGATAGATATATTAAAAAAGAACGGTCTACTAGATTCTGATTTCATTCAGCCTTTAGTGGTTTTATTAGTGTTAATAATTATAGGAGAAGTGATATGATAAATGGTATCATGGGTGAACACATAGCATCATCCCAACCAATAGAAATTCCTCTAAACAGTAAAGAAATGCAACTTGCACTATACAATGGTGATGGTAACATCATGAATTGGTGTTGGGAACAGATGTGTGAGTCTGTTATGCATAGAGAAGGTATACAGATTATAGGTGCAATTGATATCGACTTCATTGTTATCAATGGTGAGAAAAAAAGATTCCATTAGACTTGACAATGGGTATCACTTTTTAGTATACTATAAGAGTAATAGATTAAAGGAGAAATTATGACATATTTAAATCACATCAAGAACGGGACTTCAAGAACTTATGTTGTCACTACTCAGAATTTAGAAGAGTATGGTGAGAACTTTCATAAGTTCAAGGGTGGTTCAGTCTACTCTGTACACTTCAGTGTAGAGAAACTCATCTTTGAAGAAGATGCATATGGTGAGGGTCAACACTCTTATTACGAGAACCCTAGTTTGACTGAGGCAAGTGTGGCTGCATTGGTTATGAAACATGTGAACAGGTTCAATGGAATGAATGGTTCATTTGACTACATTACCAATATCGAGGTTGTGGAGAGTCCGTTTGATACTCCCGACCATCCCGAATGGAACGGTCATGCAGACCAACTTATTTCAGAGATTGCAGAATCTCAGTTGGAGGTTGCATAATGATTATTAAAGATTACGAAGTGTGTTCTCCCGATATGACATCGGGTGGAACTTCCCTACAGGGATACAAAACAACAACCTATGATAGGTTGATTGAGGTTCTTGGCCCACCTACATTCACAAGTGCAGACCCAAATGATAAGGTCAATTGTGAGTGGGTCATCGATGCAAAGTATTACGATGCAGACACCATCGATGGAATCGACAAAGACGACTGGGAATATGAAACAGTCACAATTTATAATTGGAAGGATGGAAGAGTTCCTTTAGAAGAATATGATTGGCACGTTGGTGGTAAATCAATATGGGCAACTGATGTAGTTGACTTGATTCTAGACAGTTATAACAAAAATGGATATAATTACAATGGAGAAAGATATGTCGCTTAATTATGAAAGTGCAAAATTAATTGCACAATGTACAGACGGTAAGTTATCAGCAGATGACGTTTTTAATCTTGCAACTTATGGAACAACTAATGCACAGGACATGAATCCTAATCAAGGTGAACTTGACTTAGAGAAAAACTCATGTGTCTGTGGAGAAGAAGATTGTCCCGATGAGTATGCACATACAACGAGTGGGTATTAATATGGAACAGGAAGTAGTACAGATTAGTGCAATTGGTGGGTTTTTATTATGTGTGATTATGATATCATTAACCTTCGCAGGTTTACATATCAACAAACCCTTTCCATGGGAAAAACGAAAAGATGGAGATGATGTTGAAAAGTAAGTGGGGTGATGCTATTGACAGTCAAATGAAATACAATGGTAAGAATATGTTTAAGTCATTCTTAACTGGTATGATGTTTGGTGCAATGCTCATGTCACTATTACTGTTTCCACAAACGGTAAAAGCATATGATGCTAACGGAGAAGTTTTTTGCATGGCAAAGAACATATACTTTGAAGCTGGTAACCAACCTGTAGCAGGTAAGGTTGCAGTTTCACTTGTTGTATTAAACAGGGTTGAACATAACTCTTATCCCGACAATGTGTGTGATGTTATCTATCAGGCACTATGGAAGGAAAACTGGAAAGGTAATCTTACACCAGTTAGACATAAGTGTCAGTTCAGTTGGTTCTGTGATGGTAAATCAGACGACCCTGTTGATAGTGCAACGTGGATGTTTTCACTTGCAACTGCATCAAGAGTTTTAAATGGAGACTTTGCAGACTTCACTGAAGGTGCAACACACTATCATGCAGATACGGTGTATCCATATTGGGCAGACTCATTGAATGAGACTGTAATTATTAACAACCACATATTTTATAAATGATGTATGATACAGTAGAAAAATTTAGAGAGTTCCTTTCAGATACGGACTATATTAATAATGGTGTTCAACATAAGTATGCATTTCCAAATGGTTATGGTGCAAGTGTAGTAAAACACGATTTCAGTTATGGTGGTAAGAATGGATTATGGGAACTTGCAGTTCTCAACGAAGGTGAGTTGGATTTCTCAACCGTTATAACACATGATGTTATTGGACACCTCTCATGGAAAGAAGTAGAAAAAGTTTTAGAAAATATAAAAAACCTCTAGACAATCTTAGAGTTTTATATTATACTAAATATATTATAGTAAATCAGAGGAAGGCAAACACCGTCCTCACCAAAAACAGGAGAATTTATGATTGACTTAATCGTCCCCTTGGACAAATCAAACCCGTTCACTGAAGAACACTTAAAACTTCACGTTGAACATTTTCAAAAAACAAGATACCCAATCCTTTCTAAGGAATTCGATTCTATCGAACTATCGGGTAACTCACCACGTATTCTATCTAGAAGTATTGTCAATAACCAATTAGGTGATGATACCTTTGGACAGGAATCAAGAGCAGGTGGAGCTCACACTAAACAAGAAGAGAATGACCTCTACTCTAGTTTCGATGATGGGTTCGACTTACTAGAACCACTTTCATGTGTGTTTCAACCCGACCCTAGTGTAGAGTATTATGAATACATTACAGGTCACGGTAGAGATAGAGTCTTCGATAAAAAGTTTATTGATGACATCATGGCATACGTGTTTGTACCTAAGGTAGGTGCATCCGATTCTAGAATCAAAGATAACTTATCAGTAGCAGGTCAGTTGTCACAAGATAAGAAAAGAACTTACACTCCAATCAAGACTCAAGATATCAAGACTGAGTGTCTTAGAGCAGTCAAGAATGGATGGATATCATTCAAAGGTAAGAATGAGAGACAAGCATTCGACACTGTAATGAGTAGGATAGATGAGATGTGTGAGAGACGACCATTCAGTAATAGAGATGCAACACTGGTTGCACTATCAGTAATGATGCAATCAGAAAGTTATGAAGGATTGAGAGCAATACCTTTTGATAACAACCAAGCAAAAGGATGGTGTAAGGAAAACAACTATGTCCCTGTATATGAAAAAGGTATAGACATAACAGATGATACAAAGATTATCTACTTCCCTACATCTTATGACCTTGCACACAAACACTTACTTGCATCTTGTAAGATAGCAGTCGACAATGATGTTGAAGTAAGGATGGTTTTTCACGCAGGGGTATTGACATCAGACCCCGAAGAACAGTATAATAAAAGAACACTAAAATGTCACATCGATGTTAAGGAATCAATTGAGAATGTACGTTCATGTTTCAACGAAGGTGGAAAGTTGAAGAGAGGTAAAGTTAAGATGTATGGTATGATACCAGCAATCGAGAAACTTCACAACTTAGATAAACTAAACATCTTTGATAGAACTTCGAATGACGGTACATTCAAGGTATTTAAATAATTATGAATATATTTTATCTGAACGAAGACCCTGTAGTCTCATCACACTTACACTGTGACAAACATGTAGTCAAGATGGTTATCGAGTATGCACAAATGTTATCGACTGCACATCGTATACTAGACGGTGAGGAGTACCTAGACAAGACTGCAAATGGTAGAAACATTAAACGTTATCGTTTGCAAGACAGAAAAATGCAGAGTGTATTATACAAAGCTTCACACATCAAACACCCAAGTGCAATATGGGTTCGTGAAAATGCAATCCAGTATCAATACATGTACGATATGTTTATTGCACTATGTGATGAGTATACTTACCGTTATGGTAGAGTACATGAAACAGATAGAAAACTTAGAGTGTTACTCGACCAACTACCCATGAATATTGAATTGGGTAGTTGGAGAGAACCTCCACAGTGTATGCCCGATGATGTTAAGACTGATAAGTCTATTGATGCATACCATAAATACTATCAGGTCTACAAGAAAGATTTTGCAAAGTGGACTGATAGACCAATACCTAATTTTATGAGCAAGTGATGCCCCTATACGATTTTTTAAATAATGAAACAAGTGAGATTGAAGAACATTCAATGTCATATACTAAACTTGACCAGTTCAAGTTAGACAACCCACACCTTAAACAAGTAATACTTGGAACACCTTCCATCGTAGGTGGTCATGGTGACAGAGTAAAAGCAGACGATGGTTTCAAAGAAGTGTTAAGTAAAGTTGCAGATGCAAACAAAGGTTCTAACCTAGACCAGTATCGTAAACGTAGTGCAAAAGAAATAAAGAGTAAGGAAATTATTCAAAAACATATTGACTTACAGTCGAGGAAGAAGTAAAATGATAGAACCAATGAGATATTATTACGACATACATGACCTAGAACATATCGAAAATGTTTATTCGGAACAAACCGATGGTGGTCAAAGAATGTATAATACACCCGATGGTAACAAGTACCCAAGTGTTACTACTGTAATCGGATTAGAAACAAGAGAACACATTAAGTTGTGGAGACAACGTATTGGTGAAGAGAAAGCAAACAGGATTACAGCAGGTGCATCGAGACGTGGTACTAAGATGCATAATATCTTTGAAAATTACTTACGTGCAGAGACAGATGATATCGGTATCGAAAATCCCTTACAACTAGAAATGTTTAATGCAGTGCAACCAGTGTTGGATGAGATTCAACCTATTGCACTTGAAGCACCTCTATGGTCTGATGAGTTACGTATGGCAGGTCGTGTAGACTGTATCGGTGTGTTCCAAGATGAACTATGTATCATTGACTTCAAGACAAGTGCAAAACACAAAGATGAGAAATACATCAAATCATACTTTATGCAAGAGACAGCTTATGCATGTATGGTAAACGAATTGACGGGTGAACAACCAACTAATCTTGTGACTATCGTTGCAATCGAAGGTGGGTATTCACAAATGTTTATGACAGAACCTTACGGATACATTAACGACTTAGTTAAGTTACGTGGGAGATATGAATCTTTATACGGAGTATAGTATGATAACAAAAAAAGAATTCTCAAATGAGGTCGAAGAAATCCTAGGTAGGAGTAGAGATGCAAGTAAAGATGTGATGGGTGCAATTATTAAAGTATGTGAAACCAATAACATTGAACCCGAAAGTGCAAAGAGACTTTTAACCCCGACACTAAAAGAACGGTTAGAGGCAGAAGCAAACAAACTTAGATTAATTAATCGAGGAACATCCAGTCAAGGTGTTCTTCCAGTATAGGAGTATATTATGGATAAAGGTGACATCGTCACAATAGTGACAACAAGTGGAGAGTATGTAGGTAAGTTAAATGCATTGAACGAAGATGGTTCTGTGCAAATTACAGACCCACGTATGATTCTATCGAATCCCGAAACAGGTCAGATGGGATTTGCAAAAGGTATTGCAGTAACAGGAGAAGAGAATCCTAACGATGTAGTATTTTCTTCGATAGTGTTTATGACCCCAACTAATGAAAAAGTTGCAGACGCTTTCAAAGAATCAACAGGACAAATTCAAGTACCAAAATCTAAGATTATATCCTAGATGACAAGTCGTGAAGGATATGATGCATATCAACTTTATCTTGGAATAAAGTTACACTTCTATTCAGACTACGACTTTGTAAAGTATAATGGTAAAGTAAGAGGAGACATCAATGCATTTCTTAAAAGAAAAGATAAGTATCATTTTGGAAAACTGTTCAAACTATATGGGCAAAACTTACAGGACTTTTATGTTGCAAATCTTTGTCTTAAAGATTCGTATGCAGTCGACTTGGTTAATGACGAAACATCAATCAAAGTTTATAAGGACTGGAAGAAACGTAATCAAAAGTTGTCGTACTTATTTGAACAAGAAATATCAGACCTTCTACTTAAGTTTAAAATCCAAACACAACTCAAAGTAGTTGATGGACAACACCCTAGGTTACTAAGGTCTTACTTAGCAGGTGATGTTTCTATTGAGACAATGTGTATACTGGATGATGTTACACACTACAGTGATGACTGGTTAAAACTAATAAACGAAAACATAGTGTATCCCGATGTACATAGAAGGATACAAAAATATAAAACATTCATGTCATACAACATCAACACTATGAAACAAAAACTTTTAGAATTATGCTCACAATAGTAGGAAACGGTAAGAGTAGAATCATCCCCGAATCCAATTGGTGGGGATGTAATGCAATCTATAGAGATGGTTATACACCCGACCTACTATTCAGTATCGACATAACTATGCATAGAGAGATAGTTCATAATGGATACTATAAAGAGAACAAGTTCGTTGTAGGTGATATGAGTTTCATACCCATGCAACATGTCGACATGTTACGACTAGGACATGAAGGACAAGAAGTCATTGAAGAGATACATGACGATGATGATTTACTAGTCATACAGGGTGACTTAGAGATAGACAAGTATGTGTCTTTTCTAGGTG